TTAGTGTAAGACATCTGTACAGAGACTTGCACTAACCCGTCCATATCATTACTTAATTCTACTGCATTGATCGTAGTAGGAAATGCATCTTTTAGTCTTACTGTATAAACACTCCCGCCACCAATACCAACATTGACTCTAATAATTCCAGCATCCGTACCAAGATTTATAATAGGTTTTCTCAATTGGTGTATTTTAACATCTTTTGCGTACTGATTCTTATATCTTGCAATTCCGCTTTCTTCATCTAAAGTATTCCCCCTCCATTCGTCAAAATACTTTCGAGTGCCATAGTCATTGAGTGTGTAAAAAGATAAAGTTACATCATCTACAGCATAACCATACGCAGTTCTTTGTCTTTCCATACCTATAACACGATCATGTGTTAGTATCTGTTTACCAGGAAGTGTAGCACCAGAGCACAATAAATTTAGATCACCACCGCCAGAACCCAGACCGATACCACTCGTTAGTAGAGTAGTCAGCTGACCTAAGAATCCACCTGAACCTTGAAAAGTAGTTGGTAACTCAACTAAAAACTGATTAGTTCGAGCAAAACCAAGTTTAGATGATGCAAGTGATTTAAGTTGATCTACAGTACTCATATTGCTTTCCTTGAATCTGCGTACACAGCACCTTTGTTAGCTTTCTCAAATTGTGCAGTTGGTAAGAACGTAGCTATCTCCCATTCAGGCGCCATAACTCGAGCAAGTCTAGATTTTACGTGCCTAGTAAGATAGTGTTTATAACAAGGTTTAAAAAATCTCATCTTACTAGATGACTGCAAAAGCTTTAGAGTAACTCCGAATCTAGTTGACTCATCGTACTTATTGTTGTTTGTTATTTCTAATAAAGCATCTAAAAATTTTGCTCTTAAAACATTTGGTAGATAATGTAAGTTCAATCCATAAAATCCACCTGGTGCAGGTTTAACTATAATGGCTAAAGGAAACCTGTCATAATATGGTAATGTTTCTTTATGTTTAGGATCATAAAAAAACATATTCATAGAACCAATCAAAGGGTTCTGTCTGTTGACAAGTTTTACCTGTTCATCTTGTAAAAGATCTTGTCTATTAATTCTACGCATAGACTGTGCTTTTTTACGAAACCAATCTTGTGCTTCTTTAGTACGCGGGTTGATGCCAGCACGGAAAGCTTCAAACTCTAACTTTTGAAATAGATTAGACATACAAGTATTTATATCATTTTTTACGCTTTTTGCGGAAAGGCTTCAGTGGTGCCAAAGGTTTTAACTTACCTTTTTGTTCTTTCATAATACCCATACTTTTTAACGTATTCTCTGTCCATATCTGAAAGTCCCACCCTCTGTCCTTAGCATACTTAGTTGCAGCTTCCCACTTATTCATATTCTTAACGTATGTCAACGCTTCTCCAATATACCTTTTAGATTTATCAGGTTTCTTAGGCGGTGTTGTTTCTTTGTCAGGTTTGATTTCAACTAAGATTGTCTTGCCGTCGTTGAATGTAATTTTTAAATCAACGTAATATCTGTGCATCTTCTTATCTATTTCCCAAAGATAGGGCACTATAGTTTCTTCTGAACTCCAATGTTTTACATTAGGATTGTTATCGCACCACATGAAACAAAGCTTTTCCCAGTGTGATCGATATATCACTTTACTGGGATCACCTCTGTACTTACTCACGTTTGGTTTATACTTTCCAGAATATGGCATTTTTCGTTATAAATAGTTTAAGATATTTTTATTTATAGGAGTCAACATGCCTGAACGTAGTATGACAGGAATGGCCAAAGAGACGTCTAGAACTTTTTCCAAAACACCTGTAGGAAGAGCTGCATCACAGTCTAATTTGTCTCAAAGTGAAACAATAAACTTAGCCAGTAAGTTTGTTTCTTTTGGTAATAGAAGTGCTGCTGGTGCTGGGCTTGCTATGATGGGTGGAAAAAGTGAAATACTCACTTATCCTTTAGATGCCACGAGTACTCCTGCACGTATGAGATTCACAGTACATCAAATAGAATCATATCAAGTAGATCCAAAAGCTATAATGGATAAGCTTGACGTGCCATTACTAGGATTTGGTGGAGAAAAAATAAAACAAGAAAATATAAATCCTGATGATCCATCGCCGTTTGCAAAGGGTGGTGAAGATACTCCTATTACAGATTTGACTAAAGAGGATAAAGATACAAAAGTTGTTGGTGGCCAAGGCGGTGCAAGAGGAAACATGCAAGCTACTTTGGAACAACACAAAAAAGAAAAAGAATCTAGATTTATGCAAGATGCAGCAAGTGGGGCAATGTCACAAAGAGCTACAAATCTTAGAACGATGCGAGTACCTGGTGCACCGGTCACACTTTTATATTTCCCGCCTGGATTAGTATATCAAGATGGTGTCAACTATAATCCTGTAGACTTAGGCCCAGCAGGTCAAGCGGCACTAGGTGCTGCAAATGCTGGTGGTTCACTTCTCAATGCAGTTGGCAAATCAGTTACTGAGGGTATAGAGAGCATATTCGGCTTAGTCGCAGGTACATTGACTACTGAAGCTGCACAGGTTGCTGCAGCCCGTGCAACACAATTTGTACCTCGTGAAGGTGTAAGAGCTGCATTGCAAACAGCAACTCAAACTGGCATAAATCCTGGAACAAGAGTCATATTTGATAAACCAAATATACGTAACTTTACATTTCAATTTAAGTTGATTGCAACTTCTGCGGCTGAAGCTGTGGTGGTAGAAAATATAATAAAAGGATTTAGAAGAGAGTTGTATCCGGAAACAATTGATATTGGTGGCGGACTACCTATAGGTTTTAAATTTCCCAATGTATTCAAGATAGAGTTTAGTTTTAGAGGCGGTCCATTGAAGGTACCCAAAATTTTATTCTCACACTTACGTGATATGTCAACTACTATTAATGGCCAGGCTGGTGTATTTCATTTTGATGGTCAACCAACTGAAGTTGATCTAACTTTGATATTCCAAGAATACAGAGCACTAAGCAGGCAAGACGTTGAGGCAGGATTCTAATGCAGTACTTTAAACATTTTCCAAGAGTGCCGTATATATTTGGTAACTTAAAAGAAGTGGGTGGTACGAGAGTTACATCTGAAATATTTCAAAATATATCTGCTAATATCGATATATTTGAAGATATAAAAAACAACACAAGTTTTTATATAAATTATCATGTTCAAGATGGTGATCGTCCAGATCAAACTTCAACTTATCTATATGGTACACCCGTATATCACTGGACGTTCGCATTGATGAATGATAAACTTAAAGAAAGAGGTTGGCCTTTATCAAATCAGCAGATAGAAGATAAAGCAAAAATAGACTTTCCACATGTGTTTATTAACACTAGAAACTTATTGACAGGTATTATGTTGCCAGGCCAAACTATAGAGGGTTTACAATCTGGTGCAAAGGGAATTATTCTAAGAAGAAATTTAGATCTAGGTAACATATTTGTAGATAAAAAAACTACTGCTAACTTCATAGCAGGTGAAGTTGCAAGAAACGTTTCCACAGTTGCGGGTGAAACTGGTGAGATTATAATCAATTCAACTGGTGATGAACACTTAGCATCACATCATTTTATAGATGGTAATGGAGATAGAGTAGACATTGATCCATTGACAGCACCTAGTGCACTTCTAACTGAAGTAACACACTTAGACAGATATGTAAAACAAAATGATGATTTAAAAATGATACGTACTATAAAAAGAGAAAACATCGATGAAATAGTTTCCATATTTAAACAAGCAATTGAAGTATAATGTCACAAGAAAGAGTTACACGTGGCGCGGAAATTGATTCAGTTCTAATAAACTCGAGTCGATTTATAAATCCTGCCGGCATAAACATATACGGATTAGTGACGGATATTGAAATATTCGAACATTTAGATTTGCCTTATGTTACGGGGCAGATTGCTTTCATAGATACAGAAAGATTGCTCGATAGGATTATGTTTGACGGTGGTGAAACAATCACTATAAAAATAAAACAGTCTGATCAATCTAAAATGATTGAAAAAGTTTTTTACATTGATTCGATAATTAATACAGCAAAGGTAAATGAAACTTCAGAACTTGTAACACTTCACTTTATGGAAGACATAGCTTTCATATCAAGATTTCTCAATGTAAACAAAAGTTATACAGGTTCTCCACAAACAATCATAGAAAAAATTAGTACAGAGTTTTTACAAAAAGAAATATATTTTGCAAATAGCGATGTACATGAAAATAAAATGAAGATCATCGTACCAAACTTAGAACCTTTGGCTGCAATGTCTTGGATTAAGAATAGAATGACAACTTCTGAAGGTATGCCATATTATCTTTTTTCAAGTTTTATAGGTGACAAGTTAAACGTAGCAGACTTAAAGATGATGATGAATTCAGCACCTATAAATTCTCAGTCACCTTTTGTACATGGCGTAAACAATTTGTATACAGAAAACGAAAAAGGTAAATTTAGATATTATCCAATTATGAATTACAGTCATGTAGACACAGACAATTTATATAATTTAGTTGGTAATGGTTTAGTGGGTGCTACTTACAGTTATTATGATTCACATGCCGGTAGATTTACAAGACAAAATTTTGATATAAGTAACCCACTCGATGATGTAAATGAAGATAAAAATAAAAGAGTAAATTTGCCCATAGATTTAGTTCTCAATGATCAACTGGGAACAATATCATCCACTATGTCTAGAAAGATTTATCAGCTTTCGCAATCAGGTGTATATGATGATGGAACTAATAGATTCAAAAGTTACGATGAAGAAACTGAAAACTCAAATCACTTACAAAAAGTAAACAATAGATCTTTAAAACATTTATTAATGAAAGATTCTATAAGTATCAGAATATCAGGTTCAGGGTTTTTGCAGGGTTCATATCACAGAACTACTGGTAACGTTATACGTATAGGTTTTAAATCTAACAGGCCTAACAATCAAGATATGAAATTTGATTTGAAAAAATCCGGTGACTATTTAATATACGGGTGTAAGCATTCTATTCGTTCTGAAAAATATGATTTACATTTACAATGCACTAAGCTCACTTCTTATAAAGATGATAAATTTTTAAGGAGTCCTTTATGATTCCAAATACTCATAAAGATTATTATGGTGATGAGACAAGATGGTTTGTTGGAACTGTAAAGAGTTTGAACGATCCTTTAGAACTGGGTAGAGTCAAGGTTAGAATATTTGGCGTACATAGTGAAAATACAGGCGATGTACCAGACGGTGATTTACCTTGGGCTCAAGTAGTAGTGCCAGTGACTGAGGGTGGTAGTTCAGGTTTAGGTACTAACATAGGTATAAAACCACAGGCACAAGTGTGGGGCATATTCTTAGATGGTAAAAATTCACAGTTGCCTCTGATACTTGGTTCGATACCTAGATATGAAAAATCTGTGAATCAGGGTTATTTAGATCCAAATTTGCCAGATGAACTACAACATGCAGGTGGAGTAGATAGGCCAGATTTAACAATACCAAAAACAGCAAAAGAAACAGATGCACAATATCTTAGTGGTTCTAGTAATATAGAAAGAGCATTTAACTTCTTCTTAACTCAAGAGGGTGGAGGTTTTACTGCAGAACAAACTTGTGGCATACTTGGAAATTTTTACATAGAGTCAGGTGCACAAATTACTGGTGATCTTGATACAGTTGCAGCCTCAGCGCCACCAGAAAGATCGTTTGGAATTGCACAGTGGAACTCTGCGGAGTCTGCTGGTAATAGGTATGGCAACCTTGTGCAGTTTGCTTCAAAGAGAAATTTAAGATGGCAGAGCTTATATGCACAGCTTCTATTTACTATCAAAGAATTAAATGATATGAAAGAGTATTACAGGTACAACGAACTTAAAAGAGCTAAAACACCTGAAGAAGCTTGTTTAATATTTGAAGATAGGTTTGAAAATCCAAAACTTAAAAAGCAACAAAAAAGAATAGATGCAGCAAATGAAATTTTTAGAAAGATGACATCGTAATGGCTGACGGAATTACAAGAACTGGTTTTCAAAATCAGCTTAATCAAATTGTGGAAGCATCTGATGCATTATCGGCTGATGAAAAGGCTCGACAAAAGAAAGCTGTAAAACTATTTGGTGATTTTGCAGAAGGTTCAAGTGACATTGGAACTTTGATAGGTGGATTCCAAACACTGGCCCAAGAAGCAAAAGCTGCTGAAGCAAAGAAGAAGGGTAAACCAAACCCCATACCTGCAAAAGCTACGAGTACACTTGGCGAAACACCTAACACTAAAACACCATCGTCAGTAAACAAAACCGCTATAGATGCTTTAACAGGTAAAACTTCAGCAGAAAATAATATCATTCACCCAGCAATTACAGGTGCAAATCCAAAAGCTATACGTGCTACTTTACTAGAAGCTTATGCTTTGAACAGAGATGAAATAGATGCAAATGTAAAACTTGCAGCTGAAAAGGCTGCTGCAGATCCAAATTTTCAAGAGGCAGCTAGAAAGTTTGGATTTGATGCAGACGGTGTAACAGATCTGGTTAAGACATTACCAGAACAAGCTGATAAACTTTTAGATCCATCTAATGATCCTGTAGATGAGATTGTAGTTGAGCAAAAATTGACATCTAAAATTCAAATGGAACAATTAGATAATCCATTAGGTTCTTTTAAAATGAAAATACCTGTGGATGATTTTCCAATTGATACTCCAACTGCACCGGATGCTGGTCTTATACAGCAAAAATTAAAACAAGAGAGTGGAATAAGTTTAGATCAAGTCGTAGAACGTTTACCATTTGGTAATATGGGCGTTGACTTTGGAAATATTTTAGGTAA